AAGAATGCCAATGCTAGAACCGCAAAGACAATCAAGGGTTACATTCGGTAAACATTAATTAACTTAAGGAGTAAGTTATGGCTACAACAGCTACACCTATGGGTGCAGAGCCAGTAGGAACTACTTCAGCTAGTGGATCATTTAGTGGAAAAACAAGACATATTCCGATTGCATCAGGATATGCTACAAGTATTTTCTATGGTGATTTCGTTAAGCTAGTAGATAATGGAAGCACAACAACTATCGCTAAAGATATTGGAACTGCAACATTAACACCTATTGGTATCTTTTTAGGAGTTAGATATACTGACCCTAACACCAATCAACTTACCTTTGCTCAATCTTACAACCAACCAATTGCTGCTTCTGATATCGAAGCGATTGTCTTAGACGATCCTAATGTAGAGTTCAGAATGCAAGCAGATGGCGCTGTAACGAAAGACGCATTTGGTAAAAACGCAGGCGTTGTACAAACAGCAGGTAGTGCAGATATTGGTAGAAGCAAAAATGCACTAGATGCGAGTACAGTCGCTACAACTAACACTCTACCACTTCGTATACTTGGATTCGTTGAAAGCGGAGAAAGCACAGCAGGAGATGCATATACTGATCTTATTGTGAAATTCAACGCTGGAATGCACTTATACGACAACGCAACTGGTACATAGGAGGAATAAGATATGGCAATTTCAAGAGCCCAGATGCTTAAAGAACTCTTACCAGGCTTAAATGCTTTGTTTGGTTTAGAGTATGAAGGATACGATTCAGAACACGCAGAAATTTATGAAACTGAAAATTCTGATCGTTCATTTGAAGAGGAAGTAAAACTTTCTGGTTTTGGTCAAGCACCAGTAAAAAATGAAGGAGCAGCAATGACTTATGATTCTGCTCAAGAATCTTTTACAGCTAGATATAACCACGAAACAATTGCTCTCGGCTTCGCAATTACTGAAGAAGCTATGGAAGACAATCTATACGATAGTCTATCAAGCAGATACACGAAAGCACTAGCTAGAGCAATGGCTTATACTAAGCAAGTAAAAGCTGCTTATCCTCTAAATAATGGTTTTACTAACACATATCAATCAGGAGATGGCGTAAATTTATTTACTGCCGATGGTGATGGTGTTGCAGGAGGTGATGGTCACCCACTAGTTAATGGTGGCAAGAACAGTAACCGCCCTGTAACAGCTGCAGACCTTAATGAAACTTCATTAGAAGCTGCGATAATCGACATTTCTGGTTATACCGATGAAAGAGGATTATTAGTTGCAGGTCGTGCAAGAAAACTTATTGTACCATCTAATCTAATGTTCGTTGCTCAAAGGATACTAGCAACCGATTTAAGACCAAATACTGCTGATAACGATATTAATGCTATCAAATCATTAGGAGTAATACCTGACGGTTACTCAGTTAATCACTATTTAACTGATACTAACGCTTGGTTCTTACTTACTGATATACCTAATGGTATGAAGCACTTCGTTAGAACACCATTAGAAACAGGTATGGATGGCGATTTCGACACAGGTAATGTGAGATATCGTGCTAGAGAAAGATACAGCTTCGGTGTATCAGACCCTCTAGGAATATACGGAAGTCCTGGTTCTTCATAGGTTTTAAGCGTATAGAACAATTAAAGGAGGATGTCTTGCATCCTCCTTTTTTTTCGTGTATTTTAAATATATGAAAACGAATCACTTGACTAACTTCGGTTAGACAACCCAACGACAAGGAGATTAACATGGGCAAAACAACATTTTCAGGGCCAATTAAAGCAGGCACTATTAACGATACTACAGGTACAACAATAGGAACTAATGTTACTAATGTTGGTTCTGTTTTAATGGCACAATCAATGAAACCAAATATTACAGGCGCAAGTCAACTTAACCAAAGAGTTGCAGTCGTTCCTGCAAACTCACAAATTGTAGATGTTATTTTAAATGTAACAACTGCTGGTGATGATTCTGGAGCTGCTACTATTTCTGTAGGAACATCAACAGATGCAGATGCTTTTTTAAACGGCATAAACACTAAAGCAGTGGGAACAACACATGGAACTTTAGATACAGAAGCTACTGATGTAGGAACAACTGATTTAGAAGTTCTTGCTGATTTTACAGGAGCTACTGGTGACGGAACAACAGGAGTTGCTACAGTTACTGTTCTTTATATTCAAAACAATAACCTTTCTTAATAATTAAGGAGGTCTAAATGGCAGAAGAAAAAGAAAGCAAAGCTAAATCTAAAGCTAAATCAAAACCTAAAAAAGCAAAAGATAGATATGCTAGAGCAGGTTTTGTTCAAGCTGTAAAATCCGTTAAAAAGGAGAAGTAGATGGCAGCAACATTAAGAAAATTATCAGATGGAGCTTCTAGTGCTGTCTGTGTTTTTACTAATCCTGACAATACAGCAGAAACTAATGCAGTAAAAATTGATTTAAATAGTGGTGGTACAGGTCTTACACTAGAACCAAATCAATTAGGTAAAGCGTGTACAAGAGTAGGTATTGAAAAAATATGGTATTCTAATGTAGGTATGGGCGTAAAAATTCTTTGGAAAGCTAATTCTAATGATCTTGCAATTGAATTAAAATCAGATTGGTCAGATGAAATATGTTTTAAAGAATTTACTGCTTTAACTAATAGTGAAGCAACAGGCGCTAACGGAGATGTATTATTTACTACTGTTGGCGCAGGTTCAGGCGATACATATACTATTATTATTAAATTTAAAAAATATTACGGATCATAACATTATGCCTATAGTAGGAAATAAAAAGTTTGATTATACCCCTGAAGGAAAAGCAGCTGCAAAAGCTTACGCTAAGAAAACAGGATTACCTATGAGTGAATCATATAATAAGGGTGGATATGTGGGTGCCTTTAAAGGAGAAAAAGGCACTTCCAATGACGCTTGGTATAAAAATAAAAAATAATCATTTATAAGGGAGAACTCATGGCTAATCATAAATTAGACGATAAAATTTTGATTCGTGCTTTAAAACAATTTTTATATTGTGACAGTCAAAAACAGGCAGCTCACGAACTCGGCTTGCCTATGACTACATATAGGTCACATATTGATATGGGGAAAAGAAAATTTAAAATATCTGAAGAAGAGTATTGGGCTCGTGAATTTGCTCATAAACTTCCTAATGATATGATGTTTGAGATAGATTCTGAAACTATTGAAGAAAAAGAAGATATGTCAGAATATGTAGATCATTTAACAAATAGATTTGAAAAATATAGAAACAGAAAAAAGAAAACTAAATGGCATCATATAAAGATAAAATCTGATGAACCTATAGCGATTGTTTGGATGGGAGACCCTCATATTGATGATAATGGTTGTGATTGGACTACATTAAGAAGAGATATAGATATTATAAACTCTCACGAAAACATAAAAGGCGCAAGTTTGGGAGATATGAGCAATAATTGGGTGGGAAGATTGGCACGCCTATATGGCGACCAGGACACGAGTGAGTCAACTGCATGGAAGCTCGTGGAATGGTTTATTAAAGAAACTGATTTTCTTTTATTGATTGGAGGTAACCACGATTTATGGAGTGGAGCTGGAGACCCAATAAATTATATGAAATCTCCTCATACGATATATGATCCTTGGGAAAGCAGAATATCTCTTGATTTTCCTAATGGAAAACAATGTAAAATTTATACGGCCCATGATATGCCTGGGCATTCTATGTGGAACCCACTTCATGCGCAGATGAAAAAAGCTAATTTTCAAGGAGATGCTCATTTGTATATAGCAGGTCATAGACATACTTGGGCATTAGCACAACATGAGTTATATGATGGTAAAATACATTGGTTAGCTCGTGCTCGTGGGTATAAATTTTTTGATAAGTATGCTAGAGATAAAGGTTTAGACGAACAAAGTCATGGACAAGCTATAATGCAAGTAATTGACCCTAACGCTGAAGAACATAATATGGTACAGTGTTTTAAGGATATAGAAGTAGGAAGAGACTTTCTTTTGTTTCTTTTAGATAAATATTCTGATAAAAAGAAGTAATAAGGAATAAATATGGCAGTAACAAGTACATCAACATTTAATTTAGACATCGGTGACATTTGTGAAGAAGCCTTTGAAAGAGCTGGTTTAGAAATGAGAACTGGCTATGATTTAAGAACTGCAAGAAGATCATTAGATTTATTATGTCTTGAATGGCAAAATAGAGGAATTAATTTATGGACTGTCTCAAAAGGCACTCAAACTCTTACGCAAGGAACTTCAGAGTATACATTAGGTTCAGATATAATTGATTTAATTGAATATACTATAAGAACTAATGCAGGAGATTCTAG